GTTTGAACCTATAATAAAACAACCTTGTTATTATTGTGGAATTATGCAAGACAAAGGTTTCAATGGTGTTGACCGCATGGATAGTACTAAAGGGTATGAAATTGACAATTGTGTAAGTTGTTGCACTGAATGTAATATGATGAAAGGTGCAGTGGATAATATAACATTTATTCAGAGAGTTGAACATATTTTAACACAAAATAATATGCTGAAAGGTGGAAAAAAATATCCACATGCATTTTCAAATCATAAAGGTTCGACAATTTATGCATATAAATATAGTGCAAAGCGTCGCAATTATCCTTTTGAACTATCTGAAGAACAATATTATAAATTAATTCAAGAAGATTGTTATATTTGTGGAAAAAAAACAGATAAAAACCATATTAATGGAATTGACAGATTTGATAACGAACATGGATATACATTTCATAATTCAAATTCTTGTTGCGGGCAGTGTAATATTATGAAAAAAGAAATAGATTATTCTATATTTATTAATAAATTGCAAAAAATATATGAAAATTGTGTAAAAAAAGAAATGAAACCACCAAGCGTTTGTGTTGTAAATATGTTAAATCATAATAAAAATAAACTAAATTCTGAAGAACGTAAAGCAAAATCACAATTAAAAAAACAGGATACTAAAGAACAACAAAAACAGGATACTAAAGAACAACAAAACCCTCCTCAAAATATTAATTTAGATATATACGAATACTCTACCGACGATGAAGGTTTGTAAAACCATTTAATAAAAAACTTTTTTGAATTTTTTTATTAAATTTTTAAATGAATTGCAAGAATTCTTACATACCAACCAAGAGTCAGACACATTTTTACACACGGACCTGAGCCTTAAGAGCTGTAAGCGACCCCACACATACCAGCCATTACTCTCCACACGTTGTAAGAGTAGGCATATACACGGACCTTTGCAGTCGCGGTTCCGGCAACAGTTCCAGAGGATAGCACCAACTGAAGAGTGGCGTTATCGATTCTGGAGAAGTTGCACGACCCTGAGGGCTGATGTTCCTCAGGCCTCAAAGCGAAAGAATACACGTTGATGCCGGTATCAGGGGCTCTAGTGTGGTGCTGGAAGGGCTGAACAACGTCGAAGTAAGAACCCTCTCTCTCGGAGATTCGGTCCTGACCGTTGAGCTGCAACTTGGCAGTGACGACCGGGTTCTCACCCCAGCAGTGGAGGTGGAGGGCAGTCTCAGCAAGCACGAATGTGCCGGCATCGGACAAGGCAGAGCCAGAGGGGGTAGAGCCGTCCTGGTTGAAAACACCGGAAGTAGTGTGCCAGTCCTGGTTGGCGTTCATTGCACCGCCAGAGACGGCATCAGTGGCACCGGCCATCTGGAAGACACCTCCACTAATGAAGGCGTTGGTACCAGAGGTCTCAGCAGGGCCTCCAAAGACGTGGATCGAGGGAGGGAGAGCATCAATTGCATCGGTGTAGTTGAAGGGCTGGGCGCCGAGGACCTTGAACAAGGTTGAGTTGCCCTCGAGGGAGGCGCAGTAATCAACGTTGGAATCGGGCTGGACGACCCAGATGAGCTCCTTGCAGGGGTGGTTGAAGTTAATCTTGATCTTATTACTGGAAGAACCAACGGACTCATCACCAGTGTACTGGAGCTGCTCAATGAGGTACTCGTGGGGGTTCTGGGCCATCTTTCTGCGCTCATCAGTATCCAAGAAGATGAAATCAACGTAGATAGAGGCGGCAACAAGGGACTGCTGGTAGGCAGTGGTGACGGCCAAAGAGGCACCGGTGGTGTTTCCAATAATGTCCTTGACAGCCCACAAGCACTCGCCAATGGGTCTGAAATCGATGTTAATCTTGACCTCGTGATACTGGAGAGCGACCAAAGGCAGAGCAAGGCCGGGGTTTCTGCAGAACCAGAAGAGGAGGGGGATGTACAAGGTGGTCTCAGGGAGAGCCTTTCTGGGGGCGCAAACCTGGCCGGGGCCTCCAGTGGAAGCGCAGGGTCCGTTGATGTCGGCGAAGGTGGGGTCAGTCATGTAAGTGAGCTGAGTGGTGTGGCCAATCATCTTGTAGTAACCAGCCTGCTGCTCAGAAGAGAGGGTAAGCTGATTCCAGATGTGCATCCAGTCACCATATTGGCGGTCAATTCTCTGGCCTCCAATCTCGACCTCAACCTGGGCAATGAGCTGCTCACCGGGGTAATCCAACCAACGGGCATACACATTGGAGTTAGTGGCAGCCATGGTCTGGTTAATCTCAGGGAGAGTAACCTGGACATATGTGCGGTAGGCAAGATCTCCATTTCTGGATATGGTGCAACTAACACGGCGACCGAAATCGGCCTGGCCGTTGAAAGTCTGCTCGATGGACTCCATCGCAAAGTTGGTGTGGCGTCTGTAAGACACCTTCCAGAAAGTAATCTCGGGGTTTCCTGTAAGGAAAACGTCTTGGGCGCCGTAGGCGACTAATTGCATAAGTGCTCCTCCCATTTTTTTATATAATCTAAAAATATAATTTCTCCTAAATCTGAGCGTATAAACCATTTTTAGCCTATTTTCTCTCCATTTAAAGGAAACCTACGGTTTCCTTTTGAACCTTCCCTTACATTAATATAGATGTAGGATTTACAAAATGCATTGTGCAATTGTAGTGAAAGAGAATCCATGTTTCACCCCTGATGCAACATTTAGGGAACAAAAAATATGTAATTTAATTTTAAAGATGCCAACAATTTGCAAAAAAGACACTTGCAGAAATCCGGCAGTTTACGGATTTTGTTTTGGAAAACCCTTGTTTTGTTCGGCGCACAGAGAAGATGATTCTAAGAATACAAGGATGTTGGAACCAGTTTTACCAACCAGTTCTGGAGAGAAAGTTTGTGCAAGTTGTTCTAGCAAAAATGTTTTATCCAGATTCAAAGGGTATTGCAAACATTGTTACATTAAATTATATCCATTGGACCCGCTTTCTCTGCAGACTGTCTATAAATTGAAGGACACTGTTATTCAAAAGTTTATTGATTCCAAGTTTGACGGATTTGTGCACGGACCTAACACTAGTTGGATCCAAATTAATGGAATCGTTCTAAAAATTATTTTTGGAGAAGAAAATGATGATGATTCAAATAATGAAAAAAACATAGTTATTAAGTTTAACCCCAATAAATATGAGAATGGTAAGAATCCGATGTTATATACCAGATTGCCGGATTTAGAAAAGGAGATTGGAAAACAGTTTGAAAAAATTATGGAATAAATGCTAAGGGAACTCGTCTAAGGGAACTCGTCGTTCCCTTATGAACCCATACTTTAAAGGGAAGAGTCAAAGAGAAACCGTAGGTTTCTTTTAAAGGGAAGGTTCTAAAGGAAACCGTCGGTTTCCTTTACCTTTAAAGTGATGAATTATCAGCAATGAATTTCTCTAAATAGTCTTCCATAAAAATTTCTCTCTTTCCGTCGTGGGATTTTTGAAAAATATATTTGCCGTCGCGTTTCTTCACATTCCACCCTTTCTCTACACAATTGAAAATAAAAAGCATTTTGTGAAATGACTTTGCATCAATGTCGGATGTATCAACTTTGGTTCGAATCATTGTTAAAATATAGTCTCACATAAATTTCATTAAGAGAACGTAAGTAAGTAAGGGAAACCTACGGATTCAGCTTCGCTTCCGTCCCCTATGACCCCTTCCCTTATTTTTTGCATGGTTTTAAGTAGCATTTTACGATTTGATTAAAAGGAGGAGAACCGTAGGTTCTTTTAAAAGGGAGAGGTCATAGGAGAACCGTAGGTTCTCTTAAAAGGATTTAAAATCTACCATTGTATATTATTTAGGAAATGACTGACCCCCTTTTGAAAGAAGACACGTCTCGCTACGTGATGTTCCCAATTCAAGACGAGGACATCTGGAAGATGTACAAGAAGCAGGTAGATTGTTTTTGGCGCGTTGAGGAAATTGATTTGTCCAAGGATTTAGGTGATTGGGCAAAGCTTAATGAAGATGAACAATATTTTATATCAATGGTTCTAGCATTTTTTGCAGCCAGTGATGGAATTGTTATGGAGAATTTGGCGACCCGATTTATGGCCGATGTCCAGCTCTCTGAAGCCCGAGCTTTCTACGGGTTTCAGATTGCAATGGAAAACATCCATTCTGAGATGTATAGTGTGCTCATTGAAACCTACATTAAAGACAAGGCGCAAAAACACAAGTTGTTCAATGCGATTGAGATGTGTCCTTCTATCAAGAAAAAATCGGACTGGGCTAGGCGGTGGATTGGATACGAAGCGAGCAATGATACTTTTCCCACGCGACTCGTTGCATTTGCATGTGTAGAAGGCATTTTCTTCAGCAGTAGTTTTGCCGCCATTTACTGGATTAAGAAACGTGGAATAATGCCTGGTTTAACTCTTTCCAATGAGTTTATTAGTAGAGATGAGGCACTACATTCTGAATTTGCAGTTCTTATTTATTCAAAGCTCCATAAAAAATTGGATAAATCTAAGATTGCGGAAATCGTGAGAGAAGCGGTGGAAATTGAAAAGGAATTTATTACGGAATCGTTGCCGTGCCGGTTAATCGGGATGAATGCCAAATTGATGACCCAGTATATTGAGTTTGTGGGGGACCGTCTTTGTTTGCAACTTGGAATTGATAAGATTTATGGGAGTGCAAACCCTTTTGATTTTATGGAACTCATTAGTTTGGAAAGCAAATCCAATTTCTTTGAACGCACTGTATCCGAGTATGCGATGGCAAATAAGGAGGTTGCGAATGACGTGTTTTCTCTCACATGTGAGTTCTAAAAGGGGAACTACGTGTCCTGCCTGCAAAGCAGGCTTCCGCCCCTTAGACCCCTCCTTTACTATAAATTATTTTGATTATCAAAAAAATTCTTATAAAATTGAAATTTTTATTATGTGCAATACAGATAATATAAAATAATATAAAATGACCGCCAAATACACTGAATCGCAAATCACCGAATTGAGGCAATATGCCGAATTTTATGATTTATCATCAATAAACGAAGCAATTAATTACTGCACCAAATGCCACTTTTGTGGAAAAAAATGCAACATGAGCATTCATACGCACTCTCATACTTATTGCAAAAAGCATTGTGCCGACCTGAGCGAAGATTTTAATTACTGTTGTTTTAGAGGTGAATCGTGCAAAATATGCAATAACTACTTCATCTGTAAGGACAAACTGATAAGTGCTGGATATACAATTGACCAATGCGATAAATCCCTTTCTTCGCAAAAGGAATTTACATACAAACTCAAAAGTAACAATTCTGCTGTAACTTTTGAAACCAAAATCTTGTCAAAAACAATTTCCACTGGAAAACTAGCAACCATTTCACATATTGTCAAATACAAGTCGAGCACATTTATTGCTCAACTCAATTATGATGACAAAGAAAACATTGTGGATGATGACTACATTAATAGCAATGTCTATAACATTTCCATAAAGGATTTGGGTGAAGTGTTAATGTCATACACAGAAATTCATAATAAAGATTTATATTCAAAAGAAGAAATAGAAGAAATAGAACACAGTATTATAGAAACGAATGGCTGGAAACAAGAGCTCGACACTTACTACGAAATTTTCGATGGTTGTTCATTGGAACCTGTTCGAAAATATTCAGAAGTTGTGAAATCGTCGTCTCACTAATCCAAATATTTATCAAATAATTTTCTAAAATTTTTTATTGATTTCTCTTGGTCCCCCAATTCCAAATTGAATTCCGTAATGTCCATATTCACCACATTCAAATTTTTCATAATTTTGTCAACAATGGTTTTTATGGCTTTTGTATGAACACCGTTTGGTGCAGTGGTGCCAGTGCTTGACATTTCTTCTGGGTCTAGTCCATCAACGTCAAACGAAAAATGGACTGGGTCTTTTCCTACAAATTCTTTGATTTTTGCGTAGGTTTGTGAAGGGTTCTCATTGATTTCTTTACACCGAATAAACTTGATTTTCTTCTCTTTCAAAACTAGTTTCTCTCCATTGTCCAAATCGCGGATGCCTAGGTAAAGAATGTTTTCAAATTTGAGGTCAGGAACAGTATACAGGAATGGAAACAGGTCGTAGTCGCTGTCTAAACCAGTTAGAAACGCGAGAGGCATTCCGTGGTAATTTCCACTAGGTGATGTTTTGCGAGTATTAATGTCGCCATGGGCGTCAAACCAGATGACCTTGAGTGCAGAACCGTGTTTTTCCAACGATGCACCAATGGTTGCAATGGCCATGGAGTGGTCACCGCCAATATTGATGGTGGGTTTTTTGCATTGTACATTTGCGTTAAACAATTTGTGCAGATTTTCAGAAAGCAGTTTGGTTCTTGGTTCTACATTGCTATTTCTGGTTTTTATAAGGGTGCCCCGATTACCAAATAATTTGTATAAATATTTGCAGGTGAGGTCGAGACCGGGTTTCTTTTGACCCATTAAACTTGGAAAATATATACGATGCATTATATATTTTACGTGTTATTTTTTTATGTTTTTTACAATTGTTTTGTAGGGAAGTAGGTTTCTTTTTAAGGGAGGGGTCATAGGGGAACCGTAGGTTCCCTTAATTTGGTTTTCAACTTCTCTAGGTAAAGAATTGCATCCATATGTTCTTCCTGGGCGTGCTGAATCCAATCCAGAATAGATAAATCGTCGCGGTCCAATGTTGTTCCATATTTTTGTAGTCCGATGTTAGAACGACCTATAAAAGCACCAATAACACTGTTTACAATGGAGTCTGCACAATATGAATTGTTTACAGTCTGTGAAGATTTATCATCTAAGGGAACCGTAGGTTCCCCTATGACCCCTCCTTTTATAGAGGGAAGAGTCAAAGACATAAGCGAAGGAGTAGATAAGCAAAGCAAAATAGGGGAACTACGTTCCCCTAAGATTTGCGGAACAATTGCAATCTTCTGGTCCTGCGACAAATCGCTATATCCTTCCTTCTGGTACCCCAAATAATGATTGAACATATACCATTGCGACGACGGCATAATGGTTTTCCACAAAATATCATTCTGGTAAACCCAGTGTTGTTTGGTTGAATACAAGTTCTCTACATTAGATTTGAAAAGGGTGCTGAGTTCCAACATCATTGACCGATTCACTAAATATCCTGCGCCATTACCCGACGACGAGATTCGTGAAATCAATTGATTTGTTGGTTCAGAAACAACCGCTGCACATGTGGTAAGCATTACTACATCCCATGGAATATTCAATTCGAAGAAGGCCTTGATATCCGCGTGGATTTTTTGTATATCATCAATGAAAACAAAGTCGTCTTCCAATATCAAAACATTTTGCAAATCCATGTCGTAGGCCATTTCCAATACATTTGCGTGGCTCAGTAAACACCCAGAATTGGGACATCCATTGTAAGAAGATGCTGGAAACCGGATGATTTTATCATTGGGGAAACCGACGCGGTCAAATTCTTGCAAAAGCGCTGACCTCCGGTCAGCACGTGCGTCCATGTTGATATATATGATTTTATCCATTACTAAGTAATTATTACTAATGGATTGTTTTTAATTCAATATTATTAAAAATTAAAACGAGTGATTGGATTTATGTATTTCGACATTGGTACAACATTAAACCATCCTTGATTCGTATTATTTAAATACTTCTTAAAATCAGGTAATGTATAT